ATGTTGCTTTTCTATATCTATAGACTTTCTTGCAAGATCAGATGCTTCTTTAGATGTTGGAGTACCCATAGCCTTTACGCGCTGAACCATATCTCCCGCAAACCAATTAAAAACTTTTGATACAACACCCCTTTCTTGGATCGGAAATTCAGTGACAACTGTTTTTACTTTGATTTCCTCTTTGGGTATGTCTTTATCCAATCGTTGCATGGCGTTATTATAAAGCCTATCTATCTCAACATCTTTATACCCTCTTGGTCTTTTTTTGCTGGAACCAAATAATTGCTTTAATATTCTTGGGCTAGGTATTCCCATAAAAGATTGTAACTCTATACCTTGAGATTCTGCGCGATCCTGTGTTTCTCGCTTTAATTCTCTAGTTTTTTGAGATGAAACTTCTAAACTTTCTTTTTGAAATTCTGTTAATGTTTGATCTCTTAAACGTGCCTTATTGGATTGTAGGGTTGCATCTAAAGCGGAAAATTGTCTTTGGAGTACAATAGCGTCTAATTTTTTTTGACCTTCTAGGCTTAAAATAGGTTGTATATTTTTTCTATTTACATTTTCTTCATATACTTTTTTAGGGGTAAATAGATTCCTGTCTGTAAGGTCTTGAACATCACCTCTTTTATTCTCCACCGTTACTACATTAGTGTCCTTGCCGCGTTTAAATCCCCTAACTGTCCCCGCGTACCCGGACTGATTTACATATACTTCATCACCAACTGATATGTTGTGATCTTTGGGATTGTCTTTAGAATCAATACCAGTTAATTTTTTCTTCTTAGCAGGTATAACTTTTCTTGATTCAGGAGCAACCTCTGGAGCTATTTCTATAGTCTGTATTTCAGTAACTGCTTTCCTGCCGACATCCGCTGGATGCAATGGAACTTCAAGCATGGGGTCTGGTTCAAACTTGCGATTAAAGAAATCTCTTTCCTGTAATGTTTTATCAAGTCTTTCTTGTTCTGATCTAGCCCTTCTTCTCATTTGAAGCCGGACTTCTTTCGTGCTTGGAGTTGTCTTAGGCATTACTCCACTTTCTGTTGGTATTATATCCGGCCTAGGTTGAGATTCAAGAACGTATCGCTCCCTTGATAGGGTTTTAATTTTTCGTATTAAAGATACCTTAGCATCCTTAGAAGAAACTTCAACCCCTTTAGATTTTAAAAACTTCACTAATTCTGATTTTGGAAATTGCTTAGATAAGGATCGCTCAGAGACCCGTGTAAGGTCTATCTCTTTTGTACTTGGAGTTGTCTTAGGTTCTAATGCTCTATTAATTTCAGCTTCACCAACACCCATCTCATTAAGTCTAGTAACCTTACCATCTATCTCTATTTGAAGCTCATCTAATATTCTTTGTTCAGAATTTGCTTTTTCTAATTCAAACATTTTTTTAGACAATCGTTTAATTTGACTCTCTAACTGTATGCGCTCATTTATTACAATTGGATTTTCTACTTCTGTTTTTACACCGGCATCTTCTAACACTGTTTTTGATCTTAGCTCTGCTTCGCTCTGAGAAAAGCCCTGTTGTTTTAACGATTCAACAGCCTCAGATTTAGCTTTAATAACATCAAATTCTTTAGAAACTAATTCAGCTCTTTCAATTCCGGGTTCAATAGGTTCTCTAGGCTTTTCAACGCCTTCGGCAACTTCATACTCTGTAATTCTTTCTCTTATAGTTTTTTCAGGTGTCTTACCCTCTATGGCAAGCTGTACAGATGTCTTTAAAATTTCTCCAACTTTATTTAAAACTTCATGTGGAGGTTTTCCAGTAGACTCAACTATTCTTTCAGCTTCAGTAGCAACAGACTTTTTCATAAATTCAGTCTGTGATGGCGTTAATGTTTTTAAAAACTTTAACCCTATTACAGTTCCAGCCGCATCAAAATACCCCTCAGCAGTAATTTTTTCTCCCGCCACAAGAGGCCCAACTGTTCCAAGTCCAAGGATTTCTCCAGCAAATTCTGTTGCTTTATCTGCTAAGGGAAGCTTTGTAGACTTACCTGCTACTGACCCAGCTAATCCAAGACCGCTAGTAAAACTCCCAACTATAGCACCTTTCATACCGTGCTCAACAACTTCAAGCGGGTCTACGGTTCCAGTAAATTCTATTTGGTCAACAATGCTCCTCCCAGAATCAAAAGCCGCAAACCCACCTGCCCCACCTGTAATTCTTTCTATTGCATTTTTAACATGAACTCTAACTTGAGGCAATGGTTTATTAGTCATTCTAGCTATTTTACTAGCAACAAAGTCTCCCATTTTCCCAACGGACTTTAAATTCTTAAGAGCACCACCACCTTTAAATAGTAAAGCATCGGCAGGCATCATTAAAGACATTGCACTAGCCGTTAATAATTCAAACCTACTAGCAGAAAAAAGATTGGGGTCTTGCTGAAGTACCTCTTTATAAAACGAGACATCAGTAGGTTGTTCTAAACCAAAAATACGAAACAAAGAACCAGTAATAGACATTTCCATTGCATTTTCTACAATCTCTGATGGTAACTTTAAATCACTCCTTATTTTTTTATAAGCATCAAAATCACTTAATCCTTTCTTTTTTTCTTTGGCAATTTCTTTTTTAAAAAATAAATAATTTTGAGCTGTTGCTACATCAGGTTTAAATGGGAGACCTAGCTCTTCTCTTTCTTTATCTAATTTTTCTTGTGCTTCTTTATCAGTAGGTGTAGGGATACCATCAAAAGCTGGTCTTTGCTCACCTAACAGTTTAGAAGTGGGGATACCCATTACAAATTTCGGAATATCATCGTCTATTTCTTCAGCCGCATCTGGTGAAGATAATGCTCTAAGTATATATTGAGGATTATTCCCTTCTGTCTCCTCATACTTTTTTATCTGTTCCATAATATTTTGTAGATGTGTTTTTTCTTTAGGCTCATCTTGTTGAGATTTTTCACCTACAATTTTTACAAATGATTTTACTTCTGGACTTTCTATTGTCTTACCAGAATAGTTAGAATAAAACAATGCTGGGTCATTGTTTGAAACACTTAATATATTATCAATAATTTCTTCCCCAGCTTTCATTCCACCTTCAAGGTTGTCAAACTCTAGTAATGAATCACTGCCCTCCATGACCTTACCGCCCAGTCCAAGAATTTTATTTACATTGCTCTTTTTTCGTGGAAGATTGACACCGTAAGGGTTATTCTTTGCAACACTGCCTTCTTGCTGTTTAACAGAATCATATATAATATTTTTAAATGATGGTTGTTCAGTTAAATGTTCATCGGGAACAATAAAAACATCATTTGGGTTAATGGCGGGAGCCTTAGAAGATACCTTTAATTCAAACGATTCGTAATCACCCAAATTGGAATAGCCATCTTGGGATAACTGATCGTATAATGTTTTACGCTTTGTGGGGTCTTGTAAGCTATTGTAAAAAGAATCAAAAGACCCGAAATCATTCGTATACTCTTTAGCAACTAAATTATAAAGCGCCTGTATTGACTCCTGCGGCATACATTACCAACCCGGTATAAAAGTTTTAGTGGACTCTGCTGGCGAGTCCGAAGTAGAATCACCCATTATTAGCTTGTCTCTTTCTTCTGTAAAACGATCCAGTCTATCTTGAAGAATTCTTTTTTTGTCAGGATCTTTGCTTCTTCTAAATGCTTTATGCACTGATTCAATAGCCGCATTGATCTGTGTTAAACTATGTTTTGGTTCTCTGGATGCGCTAGTTCTATATGGAGCAACAGTCCTTAACGCTGACTCCGGGTCTGATTTTGCTAGAGCCGTGATAGACTCTCTGTTTGGGTGATCGGGGTTGTCAGCAAAGTAATCTCTTAATGCCTGATTTGCAACTTTAGGTTTTAATCTATTTATTCTATCTTCTATCATCACTTTTCTCTTTGAATATGGAGCAATAGCAGGATCCTCTAATAATTTCTCTAGATAAGTAATTTCTTTTGATGGGGCATCAACATAGTCTCCATTTATAGGATTTAACCTATTTAAAAATGTCTGACTAGACTCCCTTGCAGAAGCTCCCACTTTCTGAATAGCAGGGTTTTTAGACGTAGCCATTGCCAAAGATTTATGCTCAGGTTCCAACATTTTGATTATGTTTAATTCATTGGTAAACGCCTGCTGTTCTCCAGCTTGTTTAAGCTGTTCCCATTGTAAAAAATAGTTGGGTATTTTCTCCATGAAGTCAGCAAGGGGTGATGAATAAGTACCGGCATCATATATACTTCGTCTATTCGCCATATTTATACTCCATTAATTCCTTTTCCAGTTTGTTTGTTTCTCAAGTCGTTCAACAGTTTTCCAACCTTTTCATAGGATACATTGTCGTTAAGCCATTGCTTTCTCTTATTACAGCCACAGCCCTTTTTGGGTTTGACATTCCCAAACGTAGCCTTTTTTATGGCAAGCTCTACTATATCTCCGAAACCTTTATCCATTATTAACACCCAATATCATCACACTCACACGCGCACTCTGCTGGATTCCACGTATGATTTTTAAGCCCGCCCGGGCTTCCCCAGCCGCCGCCAACGATTTGGTCTGGGCATCCACCAGCAGGCTCTTCGCAAGGGACGTAGTCTGGGTCGGTTGGGTCGATACCCGAGTTCGGGTCTGGTACGCACCGATTGGTCGAGCTGTCACAGACAAGACCTTCGCCACAGCCGGCTGAGGGGTGACACGGTCCACCCTGTTGACCCTCACCGCCAGTCGGTTTATCTCCAAATCCCCACTCGTCCTCTGGTAAATCACCAACAGCTTGCATAAACTCCTTCTCATAACCTCTACCAAGACCAAAAATGTCTTGCTGTAAATCAAGATAAGCCTGTTCCTCTCGTCTTCCAAAGTCGGATGATATTTCCGCATAGCTCTTACGTGCAGCTTCTTTTGCCTGACTCATTGCTCTGGATATCCCCCCGTGACTTTGAAAAAGACTACTGCCTGCTTGTTGCTGTCCTTGCCTTGTCAAGTCCATAAGACCTTGTCTACCACCGGCTGTTGCCTCACTTAACCCAGCTTGCAGAGCTTGTTTCCTGAGACCAAATGAATCGTGAAGAAGATTCTGACTGGTAGGGTCGTAGTCCGGCAATAGATTTCTACTTTCGGGGTTTATCCAAATGTTATATTGGTCTAGAAGGGATTCTTTGCTTGGAGTGGAAAAAACGTCGTAATTGGTTGGGGTGGTATAATCCACTTCCCCACCGTTTTGGTAACTCCTTATTACGTAATCTAATAAACTGGGCATATTAATCTAGCCAATCCGTTAACGATAACCATATTGAGTACGGATGCCAAGGGTATCATCGGGATACCCACGTCCAAAAGGGTCTTGTCCAAGTCTCCTAATAGGTATCTCTGTCGTATCTATTACATTGTGGACTACTGCCCCGGGGAGTTCCCCAAGGTTTGTTGGTATAAACCCCTGACCAGTTTGAGTTAAATCAAGGAGACTTCCTCTAGGGGAAAAGAATTGAGACCCTTGTTCTGGGCTCAGTGCAAAAGGATTTGCCGTCCTGCCAAATTCTAAACCTTTACCAATATCTATTCCCGCCTTAGGGTCAATAATACCAACACCCGCCTCGCCAGCTTCCAATGCAGCTTCCGATGCTGTCGGTAAAACCGCCTGAGATGCTGTCGGTAAAACCGCCTGAGAAGCCGTTGCTATATCAGCCGCTCCTAATCCCTCACTCCACTTAGCCGCCTTGCCATACAATCCACCACCGGGTGCAAATCCAGCCATCAATCCAGACTTTAATCCAGACATCAGAGCATCTTCACCCATTCCCATCCTAAAGAGGTAGCCAGCATCTCTAATCTTATCCATACCGGCTTCCGAACCGTACAAGACATCTTGCATCTCTGGAGCTTTGGTTCTGCGAAACATCATACCGGGTTCCCATCCACCTTCATATCCGACTTTAGAGCCAAATAGCTTTCCGAGACCTGTCCCGGCACCAGCCATCAGAGCCAACGGGATGCCAGTAAGAGGAGTTAATAAAGCCCCGAGCAATCCACCGGCGATGCCGCCAAAAGCACCGCCAAAACGAGACTCCTTCTGTCTTTTTGCGGCCGCAGCCGCTTCTTCCTGAGCTGCTTTATACGCTAATTGTTTAAATTTGTGACGGCGTAATGCAGGAAGACCAAATGATGCTTTATATGCACTAGGTACACCACCGCCCTCCTGATATTGCTGTGGTATAGTGTCCCCGTATTGCATTCCAAGTAAAGTTTTCATATCAGTTCCTTATAAAAATCGCATAAAGCGAATATAATTATACGTTTAAAACTATGTAATTTAATCATCTTTTCAAATACCATAATATATTAATTTCAATCCATTCCATAATAATCTACAATTACAGTCAGGGTTCCCGATGTTGAGTTAGTGGTTCCATTTCCCGTACCGGCATTACAAATGTATAAATACTGGTCAGAACTGCCATTTATTACCGTATCCCTACAAATCCACACTTCTTTTGGGTCGTTCTTTAAATCAATATCCTGAGCACTTGTACTATCTGTGCTGTCAGTATTGGCTACTCCAGCTCCGAGTAATTCAGTCCCGGAAGATATAGATGAATCAGCCGCTGTGCCAGATGTGGCAGACATTTGTACATTAACAAGATGTGTTGACAGATTACTTACGCTCTTTACAACGGCAACTACATTTGTAATAATGGCGCTTGCAGGTATCTTTACCCCAGAGAGCTCAACAATAACAGTATTATCACCACTGTGAGCATATCGAATACTCTGCTCAATAGCTATTTTATGATAGCCAGAACTAACTGACAGAGAACCTTCAGAAGAAACAGAACCAATAGCAGTTTTATTCTTTATAACCATATTGCCACTAACATTCAAGTCTCTCTCTACATATTGATTGCCATTAGAAGACATATAGGATTTCCAGAGTTTTCCATACTTTTTTCTGTATAAAGCTAACTGACTATTTGATTTTTTTTCAATAGCAACTTGACCATCTATCATTCCATGAATTGATGGCTTACCCTGAAACTCAATAGAGTTCTGTTTAGTATTCGATAAGTTTCTAAGGTCTCTATCAGTTAATGCCATTATGTTGCTACTTTATTTCTGATGACTCTATATTTAATAGTCATATCATTAATTTCAAATATTCCAACACTTGGAGTCTCAAATTTAATCTGTATACTTTGACATGAAATTGGAGAAGTGGTTGTCAAGGTCGTAACATCCCATACATTAGAAGTATCTGCAAAATTACCAACAAATGTACCTCCACCTGCTCCCCCAAAATTCTGTATACCATTAATAGCATATTTAAATGGAGTAGATTCTGCTCCGTCTGATTTATAAGTGACAATAACTTTATATATTTTCTTGATTAATCCCGGTTGTCCAAAATCTATATCTCTTGTAAAAAACTCTTGCCCTCCCTGAGAAATACCTACTGGTAAATATTTTTGAAATGTAACATCGGAACTATTTTGATACCCGAGAACTAAATTATTATTCCAATCTGTAATAAAATTTGTGTAAGTCTCACTATCTGTAAATATCTTTGTATTATAAGTCCATCCATTGCTGTCAAAATCATATATCCAAGCCTGTTCAGAATTACTTGTAGAATCATTCGGGCTTCTCATCATTATAAGAGAATTGCTAATTGAATCATATCCCAACATTACATCTTTCAAATGAGCAGTGCCCCTATACCAATCATTCCAAGGTCTATCCGTTCCTGTAAAAGATGCATTACTA